GTGTTTATTAGGAAATGCCAGCACCAAACGTCAGCGTAACTTCGTCATCACCAGAATCACGGATGCACTTGAACGGGATCTCCCAGGAGCGGATGTTCGACCGCGACCCGGTGCCGATCTCCATGATCTGTGCTTTGGGGATTGACAGCGTACAGTGATTCGTTCCGTCCGTCATGGTGTACGTGACCGCGCTGAGAGTTGGAGTGTTCATCAGAGTATGCCAGTCCATCTCGGCCAGCGTGGTCATGTCTGGATTAGCCGAGCCCTCTGGATTGCGGTTGGTGATAGCAATCTCTCGGGCACCATAGCTGTCTCCGATGCAGCCAAGAACCTGAAGGTCATTGTTCATATTGACGCTCAGGGTCTCAATGCACGGATTCTCAGTTCCCCAGGCGAACGTTCCGCCCATCGCCATCAGTGGCTCTGCTCCAGAGTCGGTCCACGATGCAGGGAATGTAGCGTCTGTTGGATCGTCGTAGAGCCCGCGCATTGTGAAGTTGAGCTTCACGGCGTCTCCCGCCGCACACACAACCTCCATATTCCCACGAGCGCCAACGATCTTCCAGAGCAACCCGTCAAAGTAGACGTAGATCGTCGCGGATGGGAAATCGGTCGAGACCGGTGTAAACTCACCGCTCGACTCGTCGAACCCGCATGCCTGAATCAGCGGCCCGCACGGAGGTTGGGTACCGCTAGAATCAAGCTGAAGTTCGTGGGTGAACGTTACTTCGATCGAACGCTGCCCACCCACGTTTCCCGTTCGCGGGGAAAGTGATCCATCCATCGCCGCCGGGTCGAAGTACGTATACTGGGGGCTAACCTGCACATCGGCCACGGCGATGAAGTCTGTCGTGGCATCTGGGGAGGCATCTACCCCGTATGTAGTCTCCAACTTGACGAGGGCGATGGTTCGTTCAACCAGAATCGCCATTATTATCCTCCTGGCTGGTCATGCCAGCAGTTATCTCAGCGTAGACTTTCGACTTGCACTCGCCAGGAGAGCATGGAATCCCATGCTCGTAGGCGTAGGCAATGAGTTCACGCTTCGTCCAGCTCGGGTTTGGCCGAGTTGTGGTTGTGTTGTCCTCCGGTGCCAGTTGTTCCTCGGTCTGATCTGTCTCGGTGCTAACAACGACAGATTCTGGAATGGTAACATCAAATACAGGCACTGGCGTACTTGTGGACTCTACGACCGGAGGCCAGTCTGTCTCTGTCTTCACGGGCAGAGGGAGTGACTTCCCCGATCGGGAAACAAATGTCTTCACATGAGCCTCCTAGTAGGCCACTCGCTCCCGGACTTCGACGATGACCCACACGCTCGACAGGTAGGCTGAAGTCTTCTCGTCGCGCAGCGTGCGATCGTAGGAGATGTTCGTGATCCGAGCGCTGATGATCGGATCAGCTGCTTTGAAGTTGTCCAGGATGGCCTCGCGAATCGCTTCGGCATACCTGGCCCTTTTCTGTTGCAGCCGGTCAGCGTCGTTGTCCTGTAACAGGCACACAATCGCCAGCTCGTGAAGGTCCTCTACGTAGGCCCGGATTGAGTTGTACTCTACCCGTGTCCTGCCGGGGAGGAGGATCACTGCTGGGTATTCCCCAGCGCTGATGACCGTGAACCCGTCATCAAAGTTGAACAGATACCTCTTGGGCTCTGGGAGCGATAGCACTGGATAGCCCTCAGGCGCCTCGCGCGCTGAAAGCTGGTCGGGGAGGTATGTTTCGAGCATGTTTTTGAGAAGTGCCTGTACTCGCTCCATCTACCCTCCGAAAAGAGAGAACTTCTGCATTGTCTGCTGCATTTGCTGTGGAATATCCCCATAAACGATGTAGGTGCTGATGATCTCAGCCCATCTCTGCTGTGCAGAATCCGGGACCACGATCGTCTTGCGGACCTTCCCGCCAACTCCCTTCGTCTGATGCACCAATCCGTAGTTGACGCCCCTCTTGTTTGTGACCGATGTACCAAGTTCAAGTGTGTCTTCAGTGCGGCGGTCAACGTGACCAGGACCATGCTCAGCGAGAGACATCCGCAACGCACCAGTAAGTTCCATGATCTTCTTGCCCGGGTAGTGCTCAGCTTTCCATGCAGCGTACGCAGGAGAGAGAGCAGGCCATCGTTGACCAAGCCCTCCCTCAGTGTCGAACTGGCGGGCCTCTAGTTCGTCAAAATCTTGGGCAATGCGCCCCCAGGCCGGGCGGAGATCTCGGCAACGGATAGAAACGCTCTCCAGCATAAGCTGGATCTGCTGCTCACCCGTTACCTGAATCTCAAGCGTCAGAGGCACTAGAACTCATCATCCATCTTGAAGATTGGATCGTGATAGTTTTCGTCAGTAGAATCCAGCCCGACAACATGGTTCATGCTGTTGTCAAACACTGCATCATACAGCATCGCCGGGTCCATGCCTACGCGATCGCAGAAGTCTCGATACCGTTCCCAGTACATAGACTCCTTTGGTGACTCGCCGGCTACGAGCCCAGCGTAGGCTCCGATGGCACGAGCACACACGCCCCACGTCGCCGCCTGCTGCACCATCGCATAGGTGCCAGGAGATCCCAATGCACTGACTGGCACAGTTACACCAACAGCTCTAAGGATCCCGTTCAGCTCAGCTTCGACCTGAGTGATGAATATACCAATCTCACTCTCGGTCGGTGTCGTGGTGGCGGTGAAGTCAAACTGTATCTCGCGCTCAACGTCTGCCGCTGTAATGTATGCCATGAGGGAGGGGGGCAGGGACTACCTGCCCCCGTTGCCCGCTACTTAGATGAGGTCGGAGAAGAAGTATCCGAGGCCCTTGCCAACCTTCACGAAGTCAGCAATGCAGCTCGCCTCAATATACTCAGCCTCTTCAACATCGTCCATCCACCGACGCACTCGGAACGGACGCGATACGAACGTGTACATGGCCGATGGGGTCATAAGACCAGGAGCATCGGGCAGGTACATGACAAGCGCGTTATCGCTCCAGATGTCGGCATAAACAGGAGTGGCACCTTCGGCAGCGGTGTTATAAATCGCCGAGCCGATGAGCACCTTCTTGAACTCCAGCGCAGTCGCCAAAAGCTCTGGAGTGGCAATTCCCTTCTGGGTGTACTTGATGATGTCGGTAAGATCCGCATTCCACTTGAGTCCCTGGCTCCAAGTTGTGGCTCCAAGGACAAGGGTATTTGCCTTCTGGCCTGTGGCCATACGGATCGTGTCAACTGCAGTCTGGAGGTTCGCGAATGGGGTGCTAGCAGTGTCATCCCAGTCAGTCGCCGTAGTGTTATCGGTTCCCCAGACGCTAGTGGTGAACATCTCGGTCGCCAGTTGGTGTTCCATGCGAAGCTGCACCTTGTCCGTCACAAATGCAGTCTTGCTGGCTCGAAGGTCAAGCGCGGCATCCGCGTTCTGCAACGTCCTGGTGGGAAGCTTCGTCGCCAGTGCGTACTCAACACAAGAATAGCTATTCGTGCTGAGAGTGAACCCCGATACCGCAGCCTTCGTGCCCTCGGCACGGATCGCGGCCTCGTCCCGGAACCAATCCCCCTGAGTAAACTCGTAGTACTTATCAGATTCCTTGTCTACATTGACTACGGGGGCTACCTGGCTCCAGATATAGGTGGGATTCTTATACGCGACAGAGATACGGCTTAGCGCCGCATCAACATGAACTTCATTCAGTGTCGGTTGGGCCATTGTTCCCCCTACGACTGGTTATACGTGGACATCGGGGCAAGAAGGACCTTAGCCACGATCCCATCTGCCGTCACGGCCTCAAGGGCCTGGGCGACAACCTGATCTAATGCAGTGGTCGTCTTGATGAGATGTCCGCTTGAGTTTACGGCCAGGAAGTCGCCAATAGCAACATTCGCGCTATTACCGTCAACCACGGCCTTAGAAATACCAATAAGACCAACTTCAGCGGCTACTCCATCGGCATCCGGCTGATTCTGCAGGATGCCGATAGGAATATCGCTCGCTCCGCACAGTGCGGCCTCGCCATCCGTGATCTTCACAGCATGGTACTGGTAGCTGGACAGATCACCAGAAGCGGGCCACGACGTAGACAACACCATATTTTCGGTGGCCAATGTTCCTCCTACTGCACTTCCCGGTGCGCCCGCTTGTAAGCGGCCTCCGGGGTCATCCCGCCAGCGATGAGTTCCTCCATCTTGGCGAGCCTACGATCCTCAACCGGGATCGTCTTGGTTGTTGATGCGCCATGCTCTCCGAGGTCGACCTTCGCGGGGCGCTCCCCGAGCAGCTTGCGTACAATGTCCTTATTGGTCTTATACAGATCATTAAAGTATGGACGCTCTGCCGGAAGCAGCTTGCCCTGGCGGGTCATATCATCAAGAAACGCAGTCCGCTCGCTCTCTTCGAGCTTCGCGGTCAGCGCAGCAACGTCCTTCTCAAGCTGTAGGCGCTTGTTCTTCTCCTCAGCCATCGCAATCTCCGCCGGAGTTGATGTTGCCTTCTGTTTCTCATCGAGCTTCGCGGTCAGAGTAGCAACGTCCTTCTCAAGCTGTACGCGCTTGTTCTTCTCCTCGGCCATCGCTGTCTCCAGCGAGGATGCAGTCGTCTTCTGCTTGACAATGTACTTGCGCAAGGCATCAACCGGGTCGACACCATTCGCGAGCTCAATGCCAAGCTCCTTTAGGTAAGCAATCAGCTTATCCATGCTTTTGTTCTCCTCTTGTTTGATATGTGCGGGGATATCATCCTCGCTCACGCCGATTTCCCTGTACAGAGAGCGCAGCTTGGCTTTTACCTTAGCCACTTCCCCGCTTGGGAGTTCGACACGATTGCCTCGGAATCCGCCTGGCGATAGCGCCGCGGCAGCCCGCCCTAGTTGCTCACGAGTTACTTTCAGAGTGTCTCCTACATACTCCTTGATCCGTAGCTTCCAAGTAGATGGCTTGTCAGGGTCAGGAACGAAGAGGTAGGCGGAAGCGGGGTACTCCTTGCCATCGTCTGTCCTCATGGCAAATGCGACAGTCTCAGCAGCCTCCTGGGCCTCGTTGTGAATTGCGGGCTCCCCCGCCTTCAGCCCAGACCCGAGGAACTGATACAGTCGGCGCATCCATCCGGTGTCTCCTTCGTCTGCTTGAATGGAGAGCTGTCCGTACGTGTCATGAATATAGTCACCCTCTCTCAGAACCTCGACCCATTCGTCGTCAAGTGTGACAGGAGAGAGGCCCTTCACGAATGGGCGATTCGTAAGCGTTGATGCATACAGTACGTCCTGGTACTCAGTGCCAGTCTCGGCGTCCTTATGGGGCCCAAACTCAGCAGACATGTACCGAAAGATTCCACCGCCGACGAGCTCTCTCCCAAGGGGCGTCCACTCTACTTTGGCAAACAGAGCCTGCTTGCCAGGGTTCGTAGTGGATGGGCCTATCTTGAGGTCCCTGATCCATCCCGCGGCTCCACGGTCAGGATCGTGTACCTGGTCAATGGCCACGTCCACTCCCCTGACATTGTTGCGCCAGTTGTCTACGATCCTGGCCAACCTAGTTGGCTCGGCCAAGATCCTCTTGTTTTCCATAAGCCCTCCTGTTTGCAGCAGGTTTACAATAGGTCGTGAATGATAATCATTCATCACGTGTTTGATCTTCAAGCGCAGCGACGATCTTCTCTCCCGCATGCCCGTCACCGTATACATCACGGTCTGTCCCTAGCCACTTTGCTGCGCCATCAAGTATTGCCGATGTGGCAGCGAAGATGTTGTTCGTGTTCGTTCCGATAAGCAATGCAACTTGCCGGTCAAGGCCCTCGGGACGCTCTGTTACATCGCGCAATACAAGCACTGGAACCCCAAGGCTTGGCGCTTCCTCCTGAAGTCCGCCCGAGTCCGTTAGCACGAGGCGCGACTTGGCGATCAAGTGTGCCATGCTTACGTAGTCAAGAGGCTCAATCAGGTCTATGTTGTGTCCGCTTATGTCCACATGTTTACGAACTGTCGGGTTCGGGTGCAGGGGCCAGATGAACCGAACAGTCGGGTATGCCTGGGCCAGTAAGTGAACAGCCTTGGCAATGTCATGAAGATGGGCATGGTTCTCGCGTCGGTGCGCGGTTATCGTGACAATTCCTCCGCTTGGAGAATAAAATTCCTCGCGTGGATCAACTGTCATCGCCCAACGGATCGCGTCTACTGAAGTGTTTCCTGTTACTGCGATGCAGCTCTCGTCAATCCCCTCATTCCGAAGATTCATAGCGCTCTCTGGCGTCGGAGCACAGTGCAGGTCTGCGAGCACCGAGACAATGCGCCGGTTGATCTCCTCCGGGAATGGAGCCCACTTGTCAAACGAGCGCAAACCAGCTTCGACATGGCATACAGGAACCATGGCGTGAAAGGCAGCCATCGCAGTTCCAACGACGCTTGTGGTGTCTCCCTCAACAATCACCCAGTCGGGGTCGGTCTCTTTAAGGACAGGACACATTCCCTGCACGACGAGCGCCAGAACGTCGTTAGGTGTCTGGTCATCGGTCATCACGGCAAGGTCGTGGTCGCATGCGATTCCGAACGTCTCCATGGCTCCGCTTAGCAGCTCGCGATGTTGGCCGGTCAGGCATACAATCGGGTCGTGCCCTCTGGCTAGCAACGACCATATCACCGGAACTAGCTTGATCGCCTCGGGACGAGTGCCGATGACGACGAGTGCTTTCATGCCACCTGGCCAAGAATCGGATCAAGCAGGGCTCGGATGAGTGGAGTGTCCTGCTCAATCGTCTGCGAGAATCGGAGTTCATCAGTGATCGGTGGGAATGATACGTCTTTCAGTGCGCTCTGAAGTTCGCTAAGGTCGGAGAACTTCAACACCGTACCCCACTTCCCATCGAAGATCTCTCCCGATCTACCGGGCCACACTCCAAGAGTCGGTATCCCAGCAGCCAGGTATTCCCAGCACTTGTTGGGTCTACATGCTTGCACGTAGTCAGCTGCTGCCGGTGGTACATCTATCATGTTGTACCCATGCAATCCTGCTGTGTACTGAGAGAGCTCACGGTACAGCATGTCATTCGACACTGCCCGGTGCGGGATGACTCCGATCTTCTTGTACTCCTTGTAGTGCTGCGTTACTGCCCCGCCTCCCTTAGCAATGTAGGGATTGTATACATGCACTTCCCATCCCGCTGAAATAGCACAAGTGAAGATTTCATGGTAAGCCCGGTAGCCAAACAGTCCATTGCGATCTTCCCACTTCGGGACAAGCCCACCTGCGTACACGAGTGTCTTCCCGGGCAGCTTCGGCAGGGGCTCAAAGTCCAGGTCCTTGCGCAGCGGTCGCAGATGAACAACAATGCTTGGCGGTAGACAGTATCGATCAGCACAGTATTCCTGATGGTCTTCGCTGGTGAAGATGATTGCCTGGGCATTCTCGATCATCTGTTTTTCATTGCCGCTCCCTTCTCCAGACCGCCACGACCAGACATCCTCTTCCAGAAGAACGTACGGAATCTCTGCACCGTAGCAGTACCGCCACATCGGCCATGTATCTCCGGGGATCACTGCAACAGTCGGTCGCTCTTTTAGGAGAAGCTCAACCATCGTGCTAAAGTATACATGTGACTCATTTGACCGCCCAACAACTCCCTTCTTCCGGCGCAGCCACAAACGATGCTCGTCTAGCTCTTCTCCACCATATAGTGACTTGAGAATGCTAGTGTACTTGTACAGATGGCCGATCTTCGTGTGAGAGAACTTGTTGATGTACGCTATTTCCATGCCGCCCTCCCCATTGGACACAGCATGACTGGATCTATAACCGCTCTTGGCTCTCATTTCACAACATACGCTGAAAACATCATATTTGCCGCAAGCCAGCTATTAGTTGTACCACAGTCAACCCAGCCTGATGTTTCAATAGCATTGAACTCAGCCCGAGAGAGGAACTTATAGCCAGCGTTATCTTCGTCCGAAGCATCCAGCGCCCTCCGCCACTCACCAACAGACAGGGTATACAGTCCGATTGTAGCCATGGCTGGCCGCCCATCATACGGGTGATCAACCCACCCTACTACCTTCCCATTATCATCGGTCACCACATTTAGGAACCTGCCACCATCTCGTACATGGCTGACCACAACCGTCCCCGGAATCGTCAGCGAAACATAGTCCACCCCTGGCACAAGCAGCGTGTCGCAGAACAAGAGCGACAGTACAATGTCAACGTCCATGACCCTCGTCATATCCTGCATGAATTTTGCCAGGCCCCATGGTTCGTTGTGCGCCTTGTACTTTACCACGATTGCACTTGTTCCAACAACATGCTGCACCGCAGGAGCATGGTCCGGGTGGCATGCGATAACGCAGAAATCGGGGAGAACGAAGTCAAGTTGCCATAGAATAGCAGGCCTCCCTGCAACATCCTGAAGCAGCTTGTTGCCGTCCTCTCGGATCTCGCGGATGCGACCGCCTTGTCCTAGTCCTGGGATGATCGTTACGCGCACCACAACTCCTTCAATCTTCTGCACACCTCAGGCCACAGGCCATCGATAGCAACCCGACACGGTGTATATCCCCAATGTAGGAGCAAGGCACCCTGGTCCCATGCTACCTCCTGGAGGTCCTCTGGTTTCGGATTGTTCAGCGCCCGCTCGTCCTCTCCAACTACGTAAAAGTCCTCCCGCGTCCTACGAGAAAGCCACCCGCGTGTAATAGCTACCGAGTTCGTGTTACGGAACCCTGCCCTTCTAACAACAGGATGACTACGCTCTCCCCACGAAACAACTCTGTCCCAGTGCTTCATTGTGAGTTCCCATACCTTGCGCTGTGATACTACATCGGCATATAGTATCCACTCCTGGCCTACTCCGATTGCATCCCAGTCTGCGCCTATATCCTGCACAAACGCCTTGGCGCACATCCCGTTCATGTTCGACATCCCGACTGCGATCTCTGTCTGCTCGGTCAAGAGCGTATTGACAAGACGAGGGAACCAATCACGAACTACCGGAAACATGTCATCGTCAATCTTTACGCATACATCCGAGGGGTATGCCAACTGGGACTCATAGAAGGCGAGGCCGCTCCCGTGGATGCTAGCAGGTGCACTACCAGCTGGGATGCTCTTTACCTCTACGCGGCGAACGTCAAAGCCATCGTGCGTCGCTGCGAACTCATCTGCTACTCGCTGTGTCTCCTCGATAACGGGATTGCCAGGATCGTTAGCGGTGACGACGATGACAGTATGCTCTGGGCGCTCTGACCACGCGAGTCCTTCTAGTGTCAGCGACAAGATCGCCGGATTGCGAGATGCCATAACGAAAATTGTGGCTTCCATGGCCTCCTGGACAAATGTCCACTTGACAGACTATCGGTGCCGTGCTATGATGCCTCTATAAACACGAACGAGCTGGGGGAGGTGATCGCCAGGGCGCGGCGCGGCGGGGCAAGGCGGGGCAAGGTAAGGTACGGTCTGGCAAGGCAAGGACCCCACCGGTCGAAGTGAAATATCTCCGACCGGTGGCCAGTGTGTTAGGTAGTGTAGTCCGCTACTCCTCGCCCCATGCGTCGTAAAGCGCATCGAGGTCAGTAGCTGGTACGAGCTCCCAAATCGTCACGCACCGGCACGACGCTCCGCCCTCGCAATCCGGGTTCGGAGTCGCATGTTCACCTGGCAGTACCTCGCGCCCATCTTCCATCTCGCAAACTCCGCAGGTTGCCTCGTCCATCATCGCTGAGTAGTGCCCGATCATGATGTATCGCTGCAACTTGTCTGCGGTCATGGTACGACCCATTTCCCACGACGTCCTCACTGTTGCGCGGGCTTCCATCCTGGCATCTCTATCAGACATCTCGCGCACCTTTTGTATGAGATCGCTGACTGGCGTAGCTTTGCCTGTGGAGATTGCGAGCAGGGCCCAGTATCGTACCGCCCTCTCGGACTTGGCGATCAACGAATCCGCGGCGGACTCTGCTTGAGTCATGAGCACGTCACGCGAGATGCTGTCTTCTTCCTCCCACTCTGTGTCCCATTTGCCAATCCCATGAGTGAGTTCTGTGTATACTGATTGTAGCCCATGCCGACGCGCGCGCGACAGGATGCCATACAGCGCAGCAACAAGTGTTGCACGGTATGCTATGAGGTCGCCTCGCAGTTTGTTCACGTCTTCGGGCTCAAGTTCTTGGCCGAGCTCGTCTGCCAAGTGTTCAAGTTGCTCGTCCAGGATCTCGCGCCATGTTCGCACGAACTCATCTTCGAGGTCGGTGTGGGTACTAACATACTCCTGGAACTGAACGTGCTGTTCCCATGGGAACGGTTCGCGCCAGAATCCAGCCTGCAGCTTCTTCGTGTGCGAGTGCTCTTGTGTGACCTTTCCGGCTGTGGGTAGCGTCTTGTGGCCAACCTCTTGCGGGGCTCCGATCACGCCACGTGCCCAGGAGTCCAGCTCTTCGGTTGGGGTAACCGCGCCAACCTGCACCAGCTGGGCGAGTGCGTTGGCGAGTTGTGCCATGTCCTGCTTGCGCAGCTTGTCCCATGCCAGGCGTGGCACTGGTACGTCACCAAAGTTCATCTGTACGAGATCGGTCAGCCCGCGACACTCGTCCGGGTGCCCGAACATCACGACGTGCGCGATGTAGGCAGCCGTAGACTCGATCGATGAGTAGAATAGGTCCAGTTGGTCACGAGATACCGACCGGGAGCCAAAGTTCGTCTCCCCCAAGGACAGGAACTCGGCGAGCACCGTCCGGGCAATCAACACGTCATGGTGGCGGATCATTCCCAGGATGTGCTCAAGCATCGGGTGCCCGCCCTCGGGCGTGAGAATCTTGATGCACGCCTCGATGTCCGATCCCGGAGGAAGAACAATGTGCCCAACTTCGTTCGACCGCAGGTTCTTCAGAATCTCCTTGAACTCGGCCCTGCTATCAGGATCGGTGATATGCTGTGGTAGAGATCCTATTACAGTCCCCACTCCCCATCTCTCAGCCGAGATCGCCGCGATCTTGTACAGGGCATCTTTGATCTTGTAGTGCTTGTACGCTGCCCTCAATACCGACATTCCCTCGAAGTTCGAGCCCTGCTGGTCGTTTGTAAACCGCAGGATCTTCCGTGCCGGGATCCTGTAGTATTTGTAAACCTCAGTATCCGGGTCCTGGGCATACTGGATAACCTCGGATAACTTTCCGCCACTCATAACCCAGCGATCAACTGTCCATGGCATCCGAGGCGCGAGCCTGTCCCAGTACACTCGCTTGCCATCAGCCTTGTATACCGGCTCGAACAGCATGAACCCGTACGGAAGATGGAGCAGCGCCTGCCTCAGAAAGTCAGGCCACAGGGGCCATAGGTTCTCCTCCACAAACTCCGCGACTTCTTTGTCGCGTGCGCTCGAAGACGCCGGTTGCACGTACCAGTCAGCTCCCTGAAGAAGCAACGTGATCGCGCGCCAGATCGCTGCGACTTGGCCGTCACCACGTAGCATCCTGTCGACAAGGTCGCAGTTCCAGTCGGTCAAGTAGTCATCGGAAAGGATGACCGACGACATCGTGGGACGTTGATACTGTCCGCCCGACAGCTCAATGCCCGAACGTCCAATCTCTTCCGTCAGTTCACCCTTATTCTCCAATCGTTCCTCCAATCACCATGCCAACTTAGCAGTGTACGTCTCACCGCCCGACACGATCTTCTCTTTCAGCGTCGTGGGCCCCTGCGCCCAGTGCGCGATCAGCAGCGCGTCAGCGTAGTCTGGAGACTTCCTCGGGTCTATTACCTTCATTCGACCGTCCCCCATAAACTCATACGTCCATGCCGCGAGTTCCTGGGTCAGCCGAGGATGATCAGGTATCGCTATCCCGTTTCGCACGAACCTCTCCCGTAGATCGGCAGCTACCTCCGCCTTGGCGTTCAGGTACAATTCCTTCCTCCTCGGAGCGCCACCGGGCTGCCACGCCATGACGTTGATCCCCTCTTCCCGAAGCCGGTCAATCACTCCAGCCCCCAAGCCGGGCTCGTCCACCGCCACCGTCTTCACGCGCCAGCGACGCAGACAATCCTTCACCCATCCCGCTACCGACATCGTGTCGTGCTTCGATAGCTCCGATATCTCCGCCACAGAGTCTCCCGCAAGCACCACAATCACCGACTGGTCCGACCCATACCTCGCCACGTCTACCCCAATCGACAAGCGCTCATAGTCAGGTTCGATATGCCGCACACGAGCAGCGTCAATCGCATCCCACGGGATCAGCGCCCCAGAGGCCTCCTGCGGAAACTCACCCAGCACCGCCGACTGCCAGAACGCCGAGTTCTCCCCGTACTCCTCTCTCCTCTGCTTGATCTTCTCCGCAGTCACAAGACCAGGCACTACCTCCCGCCCTGCCACGACATTCGGAGAGTCTAGTGCGGAAATATGAATTACCTTCCTGTGCTTCGCATCCTTCTGCTGGTCCGTGTAAAACCACCCCACCCTCCGCAACGGGTTCCCCAGCGCCACAAGATGGTTGTTCTTCCCGGTCAAACACCTATCTACAGCAATACGAATCTCATCGTCAATCCCCGATGCCTCATCAATAATAATCAGCATGTTTCGCCCGTGAAATCCGTGGTATGCCTCAGGATCTGCATGCGACCCGCCCCACACCGTCGCAAACCAGTCGTCTCCTAGGTTCAGTTTGTGTGCCAGCGGTTCCGGCAACACCAACGGCCCGTCCCTTACCTCCGAAAGAAACTGCCTCACCTTCCAGTATATCCTCAAAAACTCCATCCACGACTGCCGCTGCGACTGCTCAATCTTCGTCGCTATGTATATGACCTTCGATGGACGATAACAAAACAAAAACGCCACACCAAGCACACCAGACAAAAACGTCTTCCCAGTCGCATTCGCAGTGCGAACGTATACCTCCGGATACTTGAACGCCGCCCGGTATACTTCCTTCTGTGCATCCCACAGCTCAATACCAAGCTTCTTCAGCAGCGCCAAAAACCTCTCAGGATTCTCCGAGAGTAGGTCAAAGAAATCATTCGCGTTCAATGAACACCCCCCCCTGCCT